ATGCAGCAACAGCCATGGCTTGAGACTGCACACCCAGAGGTCAGGAAGGTTCTGATCAATATGGCTTACCAGCTAGGCCACAAGGGACTGAGCGGATTCAAGGGAATGATCACAGCGCTGGTCTGCCTCGATTACCACAGAGCCGCCGATGAAATGATTGACTCGCGGTGGTATAGACAGACACCGAATAGAGCCAAGAGACTGGCTGACCGCATAAGGGCTATATCGTGAGCGGCGACAACGAGCCAGAGTGGGTCAAAGTTATGATTGCGGCAGTAGAGACTGCACGCAAAGAATGCTCAGACGGACACCGAGAGAGCATGGTGGAATTGGGTATATTGGGCACCAGATATGATTTCATAGCCAATGAGCTTACTCAGATCAAGACCATTCAACGTAATAGCGCAAAGGTGCAGCAGAAGCAGGGCGAGCGCATCAGTAGCTCTGAAAGCAGCATTGACGACATGAAGGAAGCGGCGAAGCTTGTAGGCTTAGGCAATGTTTCTTTTTGGAATGGTCCAAATGGTGGCACCGCGCTGAAGATTGGCGGATCAATGATAGTGGGGTTGATGGTGCTGGCAGGCCTAAACATGGCAACGCTGAAGGATTTCTTATGAGCTTTGATCCCGTTACTGCTGGCATTAGCGTTCTTGACACGTTCATTGGCAAGTTCGTCAAGGATAAAGACCTAGCCGCTAAACTACTGGCTGATGCTAACTCACAGGAGATGAAGGGTGAGATTGATACCAGACTTGGACAGATTGGCATTAACCAGGTGGAGGCGGCTCATTCTAGCATATTCGTTAGCGGTTGGCGTCCTGCTGTTGGTTGGGTGTGCGTTGTGTCTCTTGGCTATCAGTTTGTATTGTCGCCGTTCATCCGCTTTATCGCAATTATCGCAATGGATACGCCGCCCACGTTTCCAGTACTGGACTCCAGTCAATTGATCCCCATACTGGTCGGCATGTTAGGCTTGACAGCGGCTCGAACCTATGAGAAAGTTCAGCAGGTAGCAAGGTCGTAAGTTTTAAGGGTGTGCGATGACGCGTTGAATCGTTAGTCACATGCAGGGGCGACCCTGCCACACCCACCTATTTTGAGGAGGGGTTAGTAATGATGGATTTAAGAGAAAGGTTGGCCAAACAAATTCGCAAAGAACTCGGCATACACGACAATAGCGAGGAGCCTGTGGTTTTCTTGGTCAGAGATCTCGCGACGTTAGCTAGTCACCAGCAGGCTGAGATTGATCGGTTGACTCAAATAGAAGCAGCAGCAAAAGCCATTTACTTTGCGGGGCACTGGGTCAGAAATAACTCCAGTTCTGAAGCTGAGGACACACCACTTTGGGACGCGCTTAAAGAATCAACCGGATGGTCTTTAACAGGAGGGGTGAGTAATGAGTAAATGGACACTAGAATTTATTATTGTAAACCCTATAGCCGCTTTTCGAGAAATTGAGCGGTTGAATACTTTGCTTAAACGCTCTCGTGACTGCTTGTTTACAAGCATAGATGATTTACATAGCGCCTACATAATGGATTATAGGCACGAAATGCCAACCCGAGCAGCGCAACTTAAAGGTATGGAGGAAGATGTAGACAAGCATGAAAGTTTGCTGCGCGAGCTTAATACACTATATCCATATGAAATACCGCAATAATAAAGCTTGCCAACATCAGATTCATGTAGTAAAATCCGCTTAATCAAGTAACATTGATGGGCGGAAGCGTTGAATGTGGTATCTAATCCAGACAAAGAAGCGCGATGAAATCAAAGCCCGCAACAATTTAGACAGCCAGGGATATGACACCTACTTGCCACTCCTCAATGGCAATGTCATATTTCCTGGCTACCTATTCGTATCCATCCACCAAGAAGCCTTTGCACCGATTAACTCCACTAGGGGTGTGATCGGCTTAGTGCGTTTCGGTGATCAGCTTGCCATAGTGCCAGAGAAGCTAATTGAAGGCTTTAGGCAGACAGAGTGGCATCTGGCGCAAGACTATCCAGCAGGCTCCGTGGTGCAGATCACCGATGGGCCATTCAAGTACATGAAAGCGATTGTGAAGGCTCGACAGGCTGACAGGATCGTGTTACTACTGAACCTGATGCACCAAGAACAGACGATCACACTTCCACTGAAATCGGTAAGTCAAGGCGCATAGATGGCAAGCATCAAACCAATTATCACCCCAAGCATCACGTCAAGTATAATCACCAGTTTCGGTGATGACGTGAATCGCTTGCTCCGCGATGCCTTAGTTGACCTTAATGCTGACGGCATAGTCTCGTCTGCGGGGGCTGTAACACGCTGGCTCAATAACGCCAACCGCAATCAGTCTGCTTACTTTGACGGCTCGTCATACATCTCGACTCCCGATAGTGGAGCCTTGGCGTTGACTGGGGCTGTGCAGACGTTTGAATGGACTGGTATTGCTGCCGCAGATTGGACACCCGCATTTAATGATGCCATTACCTCACACTGGAATGATGGCGGTGTAGACCAGCGTTCTTGGTTGTTGAGACTAACCACGTCAAACGACCTGCAATTCTTTAACTCACCGGACGGGTCTGGTGCCCTAAATGTAAACTTTGGCAGCCCATCATTTGTGGACGGGCAGGCTTATGACATCAAGATTGTTCGAGTAGCATCTTCAGGTTTGTTGAGTTGCTATACACGTCCAGTAGGGGGTGGGTACGCTCTTCTCGGCACAGGAACGGGCGTCACTGGCCTTATGTTTCACTCGTCAGCAGATCTTAAAATAGGGGCTCGAAACGCTAGCTCAGAGGCATTTACAGGCACCATCCAGAAGTTCACCCTACATGACGACACACGACTTGCCGCAAGTTGGGACGCTAGAGATCAAGCTGATTACGCCAGCACTACGCTAACAAGCGGTGGTGTTGTATGGACTAGCACAGGCGCAATCTACCGCGATAAGTACGATGTAGACGCAGTAATAGGCACAGCAGCTAACCTAACTCCAAGCACACTTAATGGGGTGCCTTGCGTACACGCTGCCGGTGGGGTGGGTATAGAGACGACTGTTGCACCTGCGCTGATTACTACGCCGATGACGATTTTCCTTGTTGGTAAAGCTGACGTATTGGATAGTGGTTTATTCCAAATTGGTAGATCAGACGGACTGAATGGGCCTTATGTATTGGCTGGCCCAACTGCCTTTGATTTTAATGCAGGCTTTACTCGAAGCGTAGCTCCATCTGACACCGACCCTCATCTTTTCACTACGCGGCACAATGGGGATGTAACCAGTAGCGGTTCGGTAAGTGGTGTCGGCATTACGACTGGTAGCATCGGCACTGAGGGATATGATTATGGAACTTTGTTTACCAACACTATAGGGAACGGAAACTTCCTCACCGGCTCCATAGGTAGACACATCATATTTGACAGAGCCTTAACAGATTTAGAAGTCGCCCTAATGCAACGCTATCTGATAGTAAACAGCAATCTATAACACGGACATACACCATGACTAGGATCGCAACAACCGGCACCAAGACGGCCGTAGATGTTCCAGAACTGAGTACCGCCAAGAACGGTAAAGGTCTGCTGTTTACGGGCACGTTACCTACTACGCTAGAGGTCGGTGTGCTGGTAGAGAACACATTCGTTGCATTGACAGGTGGTGGCGTAACAGCAGCACCATACAGCTTTTACGTGCAGAGTATACCGCCCCAAGGCCTGGCGCTGAATGTCACAGGTGGTTCGCCTAACTTTGTGATCACAAGTGTTGGCAGTAATAATTAAGATGGGTAGACCAACCAGCCTTACTGCACTAGTCCATCAGGCCGCAGAAGACTACATCCTGAACTACAAAGATCTAGGCGATGTCGTGCCCCAAGTGGCAGGAATGGCCAAGGCTTGTGGCGTTTGCGAGAAGACTATTTACACATGGGCTAAGGTTGACAAGCAGTTTTTACAGACGTTAGACGATTTGCGGTCAGAGCAGCACAGGGTACTGGTTAACGGTGGCCTGAACAGCACGTTTAACGCTGCTATCAGTAAGCTCATGCTTCACAATCATGGGCACTCAGACAAGACTGATGTGACATCTGGCGGCGAGAAGATACGCAACGATTGGCACGTACATCCGGTAACGACGAATGGCAAGGATTGATCTACGGATAACGGACAAGATAGCCTGGTTACTGTCTAAGCCAAAACGAATAAAGATAGCGGTAGGTGGTCGAGGCTCGGCCAAGTCAATAGGCATCACAGACATTGTGCTGATGTTCGCCGACAAGGGCATGCGCATCTGCTGTACTCGTGAGTTTCAGAATACCATTGACGACTCAGTACACGAAACGTTGAAGCAGGAGATTGACCGGCTAGGCGTTGAAGGCTTTAGCTACACGAACAACGACATCAAGTCTAGCGGTGGCGGCGAGATATTCTACAAAGGTTTAGCACGCAACATCTCAAGCCTGCAATCGTTGGGCGCTGTGGATGTTTTGTGGGTAGAGGAGGCGCAGACAGTAAGCGCTAAGTCGCTCAGGGTATTGACACCATCTATCCGCTCGTCTGCTGGCTCTGACTCAATGCCAGAGATCTGGATGAGCATGAACCGGTTCAGCCGTGGTGATGCCGTCGCTAAGAAGTATCTGGCTAGAGCAGAAGATTCGCTCGCTAGGACTGGCTATTACGAAGACGACATCTGTATGATCGTCGAGATGGGCTACCCTGATAACCCTTGGTTCCCCGCAGAGCTTGAGCTTGAGCGCCTAGACGACAAGGCGAACCTATCCAACGATGAGTATGATCACATCTGGGGCGGTCAGTATATGGAGACAGTGGCCAACGCGATCATCAAGAAGGAATGGTTTGATGCTGCTATTGACTCGCATGTCAAGCTAGGGATTACGCCCAAGGGTGCGACGATAGCCACCCACGATCCAGCAGACGGCGGCGACTCATACGGGTACGCCTGCCGCACTGGTATATTGTACACCGACATCGACGAGCTTACCGCAGCGAATGGTAACGATGCTTGTGACATAGCGACCAGCAGAGCCATAGCGGCCAATGCTGATTTGTTCGTTTACGATGCTGACGGACTGGGCGCACTGTTACGCAACCAGATAGCCGAGAACTTTCGCGGCATCAAGTGTGACATCAGACCATATAAGGGTAGTAACGCGGTTGACCAGCCTAAGCAGACCTACGGCGGTATTCACAGCACAGGCACCAAGGATCGGCCAAAGACCAACGCGGACACATTCAAGAACAAGCGCGCACAGTATGGCATCAAGCTAGCTGAACGCTTTTACAACACGTTCCGCGCCGTCAATGGCGAGTACGTGGACCCAGACACTATAATCAGCCTCTCTTCGGATATCAAGCTAATCGACAAGATTCGCACCGAGGTTTGCCGCATTCCAACAGTGCCCAACGGCGCAGGGAAGATCCAATTGATGAGCAAAGAGAAGCTGAAGGCTGATTTCGATATGGACTCGCCAGGGATGTATGACTGCCTGACGATGGGCGAGGAACTGCCAGAGATGCGGTCTGTTCCCGTCACACTAAACTTTAAGCGAGCCGTTTAATGGAAGCGATTGACAAGTTCCGCAAGGTCATACTAGAGGGCGGCGACAAGGCTGTGCTGGATGAGGCTTTGCGTCGTTTCGCTATCGTTCAAGAGCGTGAGCGTCATTCCCGTGAGCTTGCCATTGAAGATAAGATCAGCATTGAGGCAGAAGGCGGATCATGGGCTGACTCAGGAATCAGCTACACGGCTAACAACATCTTAGGCGGTGCGGCAGACAACGCGCCAGAGCCACCGAGATACCAGATTGACCGCGTTACGCCGGTACTAGAACAGGCACTATCAGACCAGCGCCAGAACGAGATACAGATTCAGGTTCGCGGTGTGCGCTCGTCCGGTTCCGCAGACGATACAATGAACGGCCTGATCAAGAACATTGAGGTCGTATCAGACGCCCCATACTGTTACGACAACGCCTTTGATGAAACACAGAAGTGTGGTTACGGCGGATGGCAGATAGTCACCGAGTATGCTGAGGACGGCTTTGACCAAGAGGTACGCATCCGCCCTATCAAGGACGCGGCTTCCTCGTTGTGGTTTGGGCCTAGCGACCTGTACACCAAGGAGGATGCGCTATACGCCTTCGTGATCTGGTACGAAGACATGGAAGAGTTCCGCGCGAACTATCCAGACTCGCAGCTGGTAGACGTGCCGAATGATATGCTCACGTCACACTCGCTAATCAATAGCGAATGGTTTGACTCTGCAAGCAACACAATCCGAATGGCAGCATACTGGCGCAAGAAGC